GTTCCAATCAAAAAGAACTGGTAGGATCATCTCCTGCATTGCTTGCAGGATCAAAGTATGCAGAAATTGCTTCTGCTCGTGCTCCTAAAGGTTTACTGTCTGCAGAGAAACCAATTGATGTAGAAGTGATGGGAATGAACCCCGTTGTGGGTGAAAGTCCTATTGCACAGTTGCCTTCATCTGATTATGCTGGAACTAGAGGTGCTATTGATGCATCGTTTGTCAATTTAGGAGTTGAGAGAGATCTACCATCTGCTAACGATAACTTCTTCCCGAAACAGTTATCAGCAACAGAGGGTGATGGTGCTGGTCAGATTGTTCAGTCTATCGATAGACTAACAATGATGACAACCATGCTGGTTGCTGCTACTAAAGAGCAGACACAACAGCAGGGTATGATTGCATCTGCACAGATGCAACAATCTGAAAAATTAGCAAGGCAAGCAAAAGCATCTGCAGAAGAGAATGCATTAGAGCAAGGTGGGGATTTTTCTGGTAATTCTGCATATGCTCTCCTAGGTGCTGGTGGTGCTGGTGGCGGAAGAGCAGGATCTGGTGGCGGCGGTCCTGGTTTTGGACTTGGTGGCAAGGTTCTTGCCAAGAATATGCTAAAATCTGCTACTAAGAGAGGTGCTGGTAGAGCAGGAACTAGACTAGGTGCTGCTTTAGGTGGTAAGATGCTGGGTGGTTTTGGTGCCAGAATGGGCGCTAAACTAGGATCTAAATCCATCGGAAAAGTTGCTGGTGGTGCTATTGCCAAGAGTTTAGGTAAGAAAATCCCACTGGTTGGATTGGGTCTTGGTGCTATCTTTGCTGCTCAAAGAGCAATGCAGGGAGATTTTGTTGGTGCTGGTCTGGAACTAGCATCTGGTGCTGCATCTACAGTCCCTGGTATTGGAACTGCTGGATCTATTGGTATTGATGCTGCTCTCGCTGCAAGAGACATGGGTGTGACCCCATTTGCAGAGGGTGGTATTGTCACAGAACCAACAACTGGAATGGTTGGTGAAGCAGGAAAAGAGGGTGTTTTCCCACTAGAAGGCACTAGAGGAAAGAAAACCTTTGCTAAATTTGGTGAAGGTATAGTAGATGCTCAACTTAGAAATAAGCAAAAAGTAATTAAATTACAAGCAGAAGGTCTTGCAGAATTCTATGAAAAGAAACCATGGTGGGAAGGTTTGCTTGATGGTCTTAAAAAGATACTTCCTAGTTGGTTAGGTGGTGAAGGTGGTGACAATGACGATGATGATGGACCACCAAATACCAATAGAACAAGAAACAATAGAAATAGAAACCGTCGCAGTACAGTTAGACCTGCTGCTGGATCTTCATTATCAGGAGACTATAATTCTTTCCTTGGTGGTGCTCCAGCACTAACCAGTGGATTTGGAATGAGAGACACTGGACTTGCTGGTGCTTCTAAAAATCATAAAGGTATTGACATTGGTGTTGATGCTGGTGCTGAAGTTAAAGCAATTGAAACTGGTAAGGTTGTTGATATCTACAAAGACTTTGGTGGTCATGGAGATGGCATTGTAGTTCAACATGCAGATGGAACTAAGAATGTTTATGGTCACGTTCAATCTGAGGTGCAAGTTGGTGATGAAGTAAAAGCAGGGGATAGGATTGCACTGATCAAATACTGGCCAGATCCTAAGTATCCTGCTGGTAGACAACACCTTCACCTTGAGCGTATTGAGAGTGGCACCAAGGTTGATCCACAAACTTATCTGGATCAACTAAATGCTGCAGATGCTAAGGAAGTCAAATCTGATTTAGAAAAAATTAAAAACAATCCTGAGATCAAAGGATTGAACGCACTACTTGGTGATAGCAAAAAGACAGGCGAACAGTCTGTTGAAGGTGTTGGTACAATGAGACGTACCAGTAGAACTAACTCTAGAGGTAAAACGGTATACACTACTGCTTATACCAATGAAGCAGGTGAAAGAATATCTGGTGCTGAGTTTAAAGAAGCAGTAACATCTGCATATGGAGACAACGCACTTAGAGTAAATCAAGCATCAGCAGAAGTTGCTGCAGCAGAAAGAGCATCAGCAAATGCTGCTCCTCAGGTTACAGTAACAGCACCACAACAGCAATCTTCTGCATCTGCTCAACCAACAGCACCTGGACCTGCTGCATCGTCTGGTGATGTTCTTCCAACAGCTCTCAGAGCAACTCAAGTAGCAACCGCACAATAATATCATGGCAGATTTTCAATCCACTACCGACTTTACACTAAAAAGTGTTGTAATCTATCCACTGGGTAGTGATGTGGGGCAACCTATTACTAATCTAGTGAATGTTTTTACTTATGTTGAAAGCATTCTTTCTCCTAGTATCGCTGGGACACTAGAAGTTGTTGATAGTGTTGGATTATTCCAAAAGTTGCCAATTCAAGGAACAGAAGTTGTGGAGATTTCTGTGATTACCAGTCAATCTGAAGAACCATTTGATTATAGATTTAGAGTTTGGAAAGTTGCAAATAGGTACGCTAAAAACCAGCAGCAAGTATATACTGTTGGATTAGTTTCTGAAGAAATGCTCAACAACGAAGCAATCAGAATTACAAAACCAGTAGAAGGTAAACCAGATGAAGTCGCTGCAAAACTTTTGACCGAATCGATTGGAACTGGAAAGACATTGTTCTCTGAACCTGCATTGCGTAAGGTCAAGTACATGGCTGTTCGCCAAAGACCATTTGATCTTATTACCAAAGTTGGCAGAAAAGGAATTTCTACAAAAGCAGGTGGATCAAACAGTACATCTTCCGCAGGAACAAAAACTGAAGGAAACCAAGAAGAAGCAAAGGAAGCAAAAGGTAGTGCTGGATTTTTATTCTGGGAAAATAGGAGAGGTTTCAACTTCTTCTCTGTTGATAGTATGTGCTCTCCAAAAGATGGTGATCTTAGAGCAAAACAATATGATGTAGAAACGTGGGGTCCATATGTAGAGAAAATGCTAAATCAAGATGATGACGCTGATGATAGATTTACTATCGCATCTTCTGATTTTGTATCTGACCTAGACATCATGACATCTTTGAGAATGGGTAAGTATTCTTCTAGAGTTATCTTCTTCAATCACAGCACTGGAGAATATACTGAATATGTTTACAAACTAAAAGATAGTTATGACAAGATGGCACACTTGGGTGGACAGGCAGAATTGCCCGAGTTCCCTGGTACTGTAGAATTAGACGCTACCCCAACTAGAAATATTTCTTGTCTTATTGATCATGAGACATGGCAGAATGATCCAGAACCAGGATCACATGAGCAGCAAGATCAAGGTGAAGGAAATACTAAATCTAGTGAATATGCCGACTTTAACAAGGATTTTCTGGTACAATCTATAGCAAGGTATGAAAGTTTGAGAAATCAATCTTGCGTACTAGTTGTGCCAGGAAACGCTCAAATTTGTGCAGGAGATCAAATTGACATTAGACTAAGAAACAAGGTCCCAGGTGAGGAAGCAAAAACCGAA